GTCACCAGCGTTGCCCAGCCTTCGCTGGCTTGTTCGGTGGCTTGCTTGGTCTGTGCCCCCAGCTGCTTGGTGTTCTGCACGCTCTTAATCTGCGCGCCTTCCACCTGCTTCAGAGCCGCCAAAACCCGCTCTTCGCCTTCTGCCTCAATTGCTACAACGATTTCACTGACCCGTGGCATGTTTCCTCATCGCTTCCGCGTTCAGCCGGTGCTCAATCCACATCGCGTCCCTGTACCCTTCGTAGAATACCGCCTGCGCCTGCGCCAGCTCCCAGGCCGGCACTCCTGCCCACTTTGCCACGAAGAACAGCTCATAAGCATCCAGTTCGTCTTGCGGCGGCATCTCATAAACGTTCGGCGCGGACAGGTACGCCGCTATGCGTTTTTTGCTTCAGCCCCAAGCAACCGGTCTTCCGCAATCGCGCCTAAAATAGAGTTCAGCAGGTATACAGGCACTCCGGCCGCTTCAATGCCGGCTGCTGTAATCGGAATGATCTGGTCGCTGTCATCCTGCAAATCCCAGCGCGTCACCACCTGCGTCACCTGGTATACCAGCCTGTCCGCCCCTTGCGCTTGCTCAAGCTCTTTCAGAAAGCCCATCGTAACGGCTTGTGTCCGGTATTCCAGCTTCACCGGAAAATCGCCGGAGGCAGTCCTGTAAACCACCTCCAGCTTCTTGGTCTCTTTTGTAAGGTCGCTAATTCGCATTATTGCTCCTACAACGCGCTCAGGTTGGTAATGACCTCGATGTTCACGGACTTAGCCCAGGTTGCATCGTGAATCGGCTTCAGCCCGAATTCCATCGTGTACACGTTGTCCGTGTCCGAAGGGTCGCCCACCGCTTCAATCTGCGCAGGGAAGTCAATCGTGAGCTTGTGATTGTAGGGCGACGCGATTTCCGCGCCTTTGGCTTCGATTCTGAACCACTTTGTATTGGCTGCCCGCAGCGTGGCGATCAGTCCCAGCCCGGCAGTATCGGTTGCCAGCACGATTTTTCCGCTCGCGTTCGGTTCGCCTTCCACGGCCACAGCGTCCTGCCCAACAGGCCAGGCCAGCCCAAATTTATCGGTCAGGCTCCACTGCATCGAGAACGAGTTGGTCAAAGCGGTCGCGCCAGCCAAAGCCGCCTGCGTGTCTGCCATGTAGAATTTCAGCATGGTCGGCAAGATTGGGACCGGCGAAAGCGCGGTTGGCGTGCTGGTCAGGGTTTTGCCCGTTTCCAGCTGTTTACCCACGCCGTTGCCGCTCACCCGGATTTCATTCCGCCCAAAGTCAAAGGTCAGCCCGCTCACGCGCGCCCCGGCCACCCGCCAGGCTCTGTCCGCGTCGCCCTGCTCAATGGTGAAGGTCTTGCCCACATCCGCGGCGCTCGTGTTCGAAACGAACGTCCACTTGTAAGCAGTGGTCGCCCCTTGCTGAGCCGGCGCTGCGCAGTGCATCAGGCCTGAAAGCAGATACACGATTTCGTTGAAGGTTGGCTGCCCCTCGATGTTGATGCTCGTCCACTCTTTGTTGAGCGAAACAAAGCTCGCGTATTTGTTGCCCATTGCCCGGAATGGGCTCGTTTCCGTTTGTGGGCTTGGCTTCATCGTGACGGAAAGCAGCTTCTTGTTGGCCGCCACTGGCGTGCCCGCTGTGCTCTCCACACCCACTTGAATGCCTTGATAAACTGTTGCTGGTAAGGTCATAGTCACTCCTACTGTGTATGGACCCGAAAGTCCAAAATAACCGACTTGTACATGTTCCCCGCGTCGTCTGTTTCCGAACGCGTGAACTCCGCTTCCAGCACGCTGCTCACCACGTTACTGCCGCGCGTCTTATGCAGCAGGGTACGCAGTCTTGCCGCGATGCTGTTTACTGTCGTATACGTTTTTCCATCATCGTACGCGCTGATTTGCCAGCGCTCACCGTCCATCAGAATATCCGCGAACGCGTTCTTCACTGGCACCGCGTCGATCTGCGTGAACGTGACGAACGGGAAGGTCGCCGCTTCCGGCGCCTGGTCCCGATACACCCGCGTGCTAATCAGCGCGCTCAGCGTTGCGTCCGTCGTCAATGTCGAGTAGATCCAGCTCGCCGCGTTGCTCATAAGCGCGCCGCCAGTGCTTCCATTGCCGCTATGAACTTCGGCTCGTTGATATCAGCCGCCGGGCGCATGTACGCCCTCGGCGCCATCTTGTACGTTCCGAATTCCACGTAACCCGCGTAATCCTTGTGCGGTTCGATGGTTGCTCGCGTCCCGTCTATCTCCGCTTTGATGCTGCCGCGCAGCGCGCCGGTATCCACCGGGCAAAGCGCTTTCGCGTCCGCCTCAATATCCAGCGCGGCCTTTGCCACCACCGCCCGCACAGCACCCGGAAAGCGCGCCACAATCTCCGGAATCCGGTTGTAGCGGATGGTGGTGCGATAAGTGATGCTGATCACGCGTCTGTGTCCTTTTTCACGCGCGGCTTTGGCGCGGGTTTCCCGTTGGTCTTCACTTCCGCCAGAATCTCCTTCGCCTGCGCGTCGTGCTCGCGAAAGCTCGCGTAGAACTCTTTGCTGTCCT